AAGTACGGCAGCTGCGTGCCCAGTTCGCTACCCATTCCAAGCCGTGCTTTCACACTCACGCTCGGCACCAGCAAATACAGCGGCACGATAGCGCCGCCGCGCTTTTGGAAGATGATCAGGTTGCCTTTGCGGCTGCGGGCGACAAACGTGTTCTTCCACTGCCTTGCAAACGGCGGCGCGACGCCCCTGCCGTTCATGGCGGCCGGCAGTGGAATCGTCAGGAGCTTTCCGCCGCTCCCTGTGAACGTTCCACCCGTCTCGTGTATCGCGAGGTAGGCCGCACCGCCTATGGCGCCCTTCAGGCTCGCCCAGCTCGTGCCGGAGACCTTCACGGACCTCGTGATTGACGCCACGCCGGTCCCCGATCTCGATGACAGCGAGCTACCGCTCGTCCCGCCGGGCCAGCCGCCACTGTGCCGGCCCACAAGGATCTCCGCTACGTGGTTGAGGTAATCGAGGAGCGCCCCGCGGACTTGCTCGAACTCGCCTTCCCACGCGGCTTGCATGGTGCCGGCGAACGCCATGACGCCCTGCGCGGCGTCGTCGAACGTGCGCGATCCAAATTTCAGACCGAGTTTGATATCGTCGGCAGCCATTAAAGCGGCAGGAGCGCAACAGGCGCGTACCTGACCTTCTCGTGCAGGATGGTGTCGACCTGCGAACCCAGCGTCTTCACGTCGATCTTTATGCTGGCCTCTTCGAGCGACGGCGATCCGGCCAGCTGGACCTTGGCCTTCAGCTTTGCCGCTTCCTGCAGCCAGTCGGGGACTTGCGCGAGGTTGTAGCTCATCGCGTCGGTGCCGTCCGGGTCGAACCCAGCGATATAGGTGACCTTCACGAAATTGCGTGAGTATGGCGTCGCAATATCGCGGATCACCCCCTTCTCCAGGTTCAGCAGGACGCTCGACGTGTAGTCCAGCTCGTCCAGCGTTCCAAACGCGGCCAGATCCGTGGTCCGCGATACCTTGGTGACGGACGCCACGAACCCCTGTGACAGTCGGAATTCCGTCTGCCGCAGACTGCCTTGAACAAAGCCCGGCGCATCCGCGTAGAACGTGTCCGTAATCGTCGCCTTGTGAAACGTGGTACCCAAGCGCGAGCCGATGAAGATCGTAGCCGCGTGCAGGGCGTCGGCCGCCGCTACCGCGAAGTCCGTCAGCGCGGTGTCGAAACCGAGATCACCCTGGAGATCAGAGACTTTGGCCAGCAGCATCGCGGGTCCCCTCGGGCATTGCCCGGCGTTGTAAGGCGGCGCCCATCTTGAAAGGCAGCGCCGCCCACTCTCCCCACAGCTTGGCCCCGAGCAGCATCAGTCCGAGTAGTTGATACTGCGGGCCGTACATCAGACCTCGACCGCCTCTTCGGCGTCCTCCGCGGCAGTCTCCGCAGTGTCGAGGGGTTCCGGAGGCGCGGCGGGACGCGGCTTCCGGACGATCGTGACACCCCCACGACGCGGCACCGTGGCCTTCTCCGGATCGCCAGCGCCGGTCATCTTGTTGTGCGCCTCGTCGCGCTCCGCCGACAAGACCTGCCAGCCGAGCGCGCTGGTCAGCGCCCGCGCGTCGGGGCGGCCGTCCGTCGTGAAGTTCTCGTCGACTTCCGCGTCCAGCTCCTCGATCGCGACCATGATCGCGTTGATGCGCGCTCCGTGATCGGTGGGCCGCCCGCCCTCGGCGACCTGCACGGCAGCCGGCGCGGCCACGAGATCCTCGGGCGCGAACTTGATATGAAATCTGTCGTCGTCTTCGAGTTTGCGGGCCACATCGACCGGGATCGGTACGGGGGCCGGCGCGTCCTTCTCGAAAAGAATGCCGTGAATGCTGAGACGGTTCGGGTAGCGTAACTTCGCCGTGGCCATGACGCCCTCCTTGGTGGCGTTTACATACAACAGGGGGCCGACCGTACAGGCCAGCCCCCCGGTGTCCGTTGTGGACCGCGCCTTACGACGCGATGTTGGTGTACTCGACCAGCGCCGCCGCCTCTTCGAGCTGGAAATCGACGCGCGTGGTGAGCACGATGATGTACACCCGGGCGGTGATGTCCTTGTCGAACTCCATCGACACCTGGCGCTGAATGCCGAAGATCAGGTTCAGCGGGTCGGTGAAGAGGCCCTTGTCTTCCGGCATCAGCTGCACGGGGTCGACGCGGGAGCCGAAGGCATAGGCCGGCAGCTCGCCGGTCGCCATGCCGTCGCCGAGCTGGCCGACGCGATTGGCCAGGGTGTCGCGGTACTCCGTCTCGTTGTTGTTCGAGAGGAAGTGGCGCATCGCCGCCTTGTTGCGGAGATACTGCTTGGGCAGCGTCTTGATGCCCTGCTTGAACATCGCACGGGCGACCGTCGTGTTCCCCTGGTCGGCGACGTTGCCGAGCGTGCCGGCCTTCTTCAGCCAGCCGTCGAGCTGCGAGAGATACGCCTGGTCGTCGGCGTCGCCGCCGTTGACATAGGCGGTGTCGGCGAGCAGGCCCAGCTCTTCGAGATCGAGCGCGGCGCGTTCGGCGATCAGGTCGATGATCGTCTGGCGCAGGCCGCCGGGACCGGTGTTCGCCACTTCGTTGTTGGCCGACGTGGCACGCTCGATGTTGTCTTCGAGCACGTCGTAGGGAAGCCGCACCTCGGCGATCTGCTCGTTGGTGCTCAGCTGGATCTGCTCGGTGGTCGGCTTCGAGCGCTGGTTCTGCGTCAGGGCGACACCCGACGTGGCCTTGCGCAGGATGCGGGTCCCGAAGCCGATCTTGTTGATCTTCCGCTTCGGCGTCAGCATCTCGACGACGCGGCACTGCTTGATCAGGGTCGGCTGCTTGATGAGCTTGCGGATGAAGCTCGCGCCCTGCTCCGGCAGGAGATCGCCGCCGTTCGACTGAAGGTCCGCAATGGCCAGGTCGGCCTTACGGAGGAGAGAAGAGTTTGGCGTAGTCATGTTCGTGGTGCCCCCAAATGGATCTGTACGCGTGTGGTTACTGGTTTGGGCTCCTCGCCCCCTCGTTCACTGCATGTGACTTCGGTCGTAGGCGGTATCGAGCGGCGCGATGCCGCCCCAACCGCTGTCGTCGGCCTCCGACTTCGTGATCTTCCCGGTCTGATCGGTCGCCTCGGTGCCGGCGACGGTACCGAGCACGGCCTCGTTGGCCGACTTTGCGAGCGCCGTGGCGCCCTCGACTTGCTTGGTGAGGCCGGCAACGGCGCCGTCCACGTGGGCCTTGAGATCGCCAAGGCCTTTCGTGAACGCGTCGGTGATGGACTTGACGACCTTGTCCATCTCGGGAGACGCCTGCTGCGCGCCGGTACCGGACGTCGTGTCCCCCGGCTTCAGCTCACGCTCCCCGGCGGTGCCCTTCTTGCCGGCGTCGGCGTCGCCTGCGTTCTTCTGCACCGCGATCGCGCTGGTATCGCTGGTGGTCGTGCCGGCGGCCGGGCTCGCTTCGATGCCGTTGTTCGCCGGGCCGGCAACCGAGACCTTGGTCCCCGTCTGCGTGGGCGTGCCGTTGCCGGCGGACGGGTTCTCCTCGATCGCGCTGTTCGCGGCGCGCTTCGTCGGGTCCGTGGTGTCGCTGGTGGTGTTGCCGGCAACCGGATTGGCGCTGATCTCTTCCTTCTTGGTCTTCTTCTTCGTGCCGTCCGCATTCTCGGCCGCATCGTCGGCGCCGCCGTCCTTGGCGTCCTCGGCCGGCATCTTCTTCGCGGCCTTGGCGAGCGCGACGTCGGCCTTGAAGACGGTCTTCGGGAGGCCTTTGGCGAGCGTGATGACGTAGGACTTGAATTCGTCGGTGGCGGCGCCGATCAACTTGGCGAGGCCGGCATTGTCGTCGGCCGACGCCATGATGTTGAACATGGTCCGCTGGAGCATGTCCTGCGCCATGCAGAGCGACGGTGCGAAGGCGCCCTTCGACATGACCTCGGAGAAGCTGGTGCTCTCCCAGTCGTAGGTCTCCATCGACTTCTTGAATTCCGGCGTCGCGCTGATCGCCAGGGCGACTTCGTCGCTCAGTCGCAGCACGAAGGTGTTCTCGTTCGTCGCGTTCGCGTCGGCCTTGTTGAACGCGACCACCCCGGTGCCGTCGGTCTTGGTGAATTGACCGGAGTCGATCACCTTGTTGGCGACGAGCGTCTTGATGACGCTGGCGATGTTCTCGGCGCCCAGGCTTTTGGCGAACACCACCCCGACCACGGTCGGCGCGACGTCGGCCAGGCGGAACACCTGACGACCAATCTTCGAAAGATCCAACATTTCGGTCTTGTCCTCTTTTGTGATTCGGAACGGGATACGGTTTGCGCCGCGCTTCACCATCGAGACGATGTCGACGTCGGGCTGCTGCAGCTCCTTCGCCTTAATTTGCAAGCTGGGCACTGAGCACTCCCTCGACGAAAGAGAAGCGGTGACCGTGCCCGTTGGTGGACTCGGTCAGCGTGCCGCGCAGGATCTTGTGGACGTGGCCGTCGTCGGCGGGGCTCGTCTCGCCACCAAGGAAATTCCCCTCGTCGTCGAACTTGACGTAGAAGAGGTGCAGGTGGCCTTCGAACTCGTCGGTCTCGCCGTTCATGATCAGCGGCATGTTGATTTCGAGCACGGCGTCGACTTGCACACCGCGGCCGTCGATCGAGAAACCGTTCAGCTCGCCGGACTTGACGAGCGCCCACACTTCCTTGTCGGGGACCCGGACGCCGACCACCCAGCTGCCCGCGATGAAGATGGGATCATCG